GAGCAACATTTCTTTGAATTTGCTCGTTGAGTTTTTCTTCCATTTCATCAAGTTTATCTACCATGCTCTCGATGACATCATATCTATCTTCAGGGATTGTTACATAATGATCTTCAAAAAGACCCTTCATTCCTTGTAGGAATGATTCGGTCATTTCGGTCTTAAGACCGTGCTCAACTGCGAGAGCGTTCTCTTGGATCCACTCATCGGCAACATACTCAAGATATGCATCCATTCTTTCGGTAAGTTCTTCCTTAATGGTTTCAACTTCCTCTAGAATAGTTGCTGCATAAGCTTCTTCAAGAGATGCTTTAATTTCCGAAACTTTAGATCTAATCGCAGCTTCGAAAATAGTGCGTGCCTTCTCTTGAAATTCTTCTGAAAGTTCTTCACCTTCCAGAAGAGCATTGACATCCTCTTCAATATCAATTTCTTCTTCTACAGTTTCCTCTTCGGATTCTTCTCCACCTTCCAAATCCTCAGCATCCTCAGGCTCACCCTCAGTCTCAACAAGTTCTTCCTCATCACTCTCAGTTTCTTCTTTAACTGCAGAGTGCATTGGTTCTGCCGCTGCAGCCTTTGCATTGACAACATCTCTTACTTGTGCAAGAGTTGCTCCAGGAGTATTGAGTTTTGCTGAATCGTCATCGGGACGATAATTTTCAGGAGTAGGACCACCGAGATCTTCAACTGGAGTACCAGACGAATGCATTGGCTCAGCAGGTGCAGCCCCTTTGGTTACTACGTTTTCCATTTCTTGTAAATTTCTACCAACGGACATTGTTTTCTTGATTACTTGTTATAATCTATATTTATTTATAAATTAAAGATTTGAAAGGAAATCGTTGAATAAATTCAACTTATGCTCTTCAAGTCTTTGCTGAGTAACTAGAGTATTGATTCTTCTTTGAGTTTTTTCTGCAAGTTGTTCACGAAGGATTCCACCTTCCCAAACCCACTCTTTACCTTCCATAATTCCCGAAACAAAAGCATCGGGAGCAGAAGGATCGGCAACAATATCAGCAGCAGTTGCAAGCATGAAATCTTCACCGACAATTTTATGACCCTCATTGGTCATTTTGAGTGAACCAACGCCACGAGAAGAAACGCCAAGGCAAACTCCCTCTTTAATTAGAGACATTGCAATTTTGCCCATAGGGGTTTCAAGAAGTTTTGCCTTACCAATAAAATTATTACCATCTTTATAAAGTTCACAAATTTTATGTGATACTCTATCAAGATTTACGGTAGGACCATCGGGGTGTCCGAGTTCTCCGAGAGCACGACCCTTTGCAACGAAGTTTTCGTTATAACGATTTACTTCACGCTCCATAATAGACATGGGATACATTCTCCCATTTCTATTAACTTGTTCTGCTTGTAAGAAAATACCTTTGATATAGCACTGTTTTGCAGCACCTTTACCCTCGGTAATAAATTCTACTTTTGAAATTTCTTCTGTGATGAGTTTCATTTTTTTAATTGGTAAATCCTACTTTTGCGCCTCTAACTAAATTACTATCGGCAAAAACACAGTGACTTGCAGTTTTCACAATTTGTTCAACTGTTCCGCCAGGCATTGTTATTGACCCAATACCAGTTCCACTTTGTGTTTCAACCACTGATACAACATGTGCAGAAGTATCTGTATTTACAAGACGAACAACCGTTGCTGCACTAAAACTCGTTGCAGCACCTGTTGTGGTTGGTAAACCAATTTCATCTGCTAAAATTTTTGTAGTCATTCTTCCTCTTCTTGTGTTTCTTCAGTTTCTGGATCTTCGCCAAACATTGCACTAGCCACTATTGGTTTAGCAAGTTCAATTCTCTCTGCTGCTTTTGCATATAAAACCTCTTTAATTTTATCGCTAATTTCAGAAGGAGAAGATTGTAAAGCAATCAAGTCGATAATATTATCCATAAAAAGTTACTATGTTATATTTTCTATTTATATCTCTGCTTTTTTAGTATCTTTTTGCATTTGAGCGTCTACAACTGATGCCTGTGCATTAAGATCTGGTTCAGTAGGAACTTCACCCATTCCCATCGTATCTTGACCCATTCCTTCCATTCCGGCACCTGCTCCATCTTGTGGTAATGGTTCTCCGGTGATAGGATCTACTTGAGATGGATCTGGAATAATTCCTTTTTGAATCTCATCTTCAATTTGCATATCAATCTCAATAATTTCAGAATCAGACTGACGTAGAATTCTCTTTCTTACATATTCTGTAGAATAATACTTACCAATATATGGTTCGATAGAGGCAAGATTGCTAATTCTATTTTGCAGGAGTTCCGATTCTTTAAGTTCAGCAAACTGATTGTCATATAAGAAATCATACTGAATATGATCTCTCATTATCTCCCAATCTTCCGGGGTAATGATGTTTTTTAGAATGAGTTGCGTTTTCAACATGTCGTTGAAAATTTGGGCAAATCTTTTTCTCAATCTGCCAACAAACTTAGCAAACTTTAATTCATCTCTTAAAATTTCTGATGAACGACCTAGGTTAAATCCTCCATCACTTGCAATTCTAGATTCTGGAACTCCAAGTGCTCTATAAAGTTTCTTTTGGAAATACTCAACATCAGTGAGTTCTCCAAGATTTTGACCACCAGGGAGAGTTGTAATTTCAGTTCCTCTACCACCCTCTCTTCTTGGAAGCCAGAAATCTTCAAGCATACTCATAAACTTACGATCATCACGAATCTCTCCAGTTGAAGCATCGTAAACCAGTTTATTTCTGTAGCGGCTCATAACCTCTTTGAGGTATTGTTCTGCCTTTACCTTTGGAAGGTTTCCAACATCAATATAGAAAATACGACGTTCTGGTGCTCTTGACAATCTGTAAATAACCAGAGAATCTTCAATCATTCTCAGTTGATTGAGTGCCTTAATTGCTTTGTGAAGATATGAAAGAACCGTGCCTTTGTTTCTATCTACTAAACCAGAGCTGCAATATGCAATAGAATCTTTTGCTATTTTAACAGAACCCTTTCCAGCACCAGAAACCATTCCAGTTGGATAATTTGGTCTTGGTGTGTATAAAAAGTACTCTTCTATTTCTGGTTCAACTACTTGATAGTCTTGTCCAGTTTTATTGATATTAATAAGATTTCTTCTATCTTTTTTCTTTTCTTGACGAATATATTTCATCTTCATTGGATCAATATATCTCAAGTCTTGAATTCCTGCCTGAGGATTCTTAACGTCAATAACTTTCAAGTAATAAAGTTTTCCATCAACATACCAGTTTCTAAAAATTTCATGGGACTTTCTGTCAAAGTCCAGAATTTCTTTTATAGTTTTAAATTCTTCTCTAATAATCTTCTTCAGTTTATCACTGGCATTTAAATTTGATAATTCTATTTCAACAGGAGAATCGTACAAATCACTAACAATTGCCTCATTGACAACATCTTCAATAGCAGCATCACATTCAGGATGCAGTGCCATTTCTCTGTATCTTTTTATTAGATCATGCTCTGAGCGATAAACCCCTTCAATATCAATATATTGCCCATAAAAACCACTGGCAATATAATTATCAACCCCGTCCTCATTGGTTTGAGGTACGGGGGATATTATAGAAGATGGTTTTTTTTCGCTGTCCTCAATAGAAAAACCAAAAAGTTTTGACATCGTATAAATTAACTCTTTATTTTATTATTTAGTTAATATCTACACCGCCAGCATTAGCAGCATTACCCTTAACTGCTTCCCACCATTGAACTTGTAGTTCAACTGTAAATTCTTGAATGCCTTGTGCATCATATGATAATTCAATAGGAGCAACTTGTGTTGGGAACACATCATAGAAGTGATAGGTTCTCAGCACATCACCAGTTCTATCAAGTTGATAGACATAAGCATCTGCCTGATATAATGCTGGGTTTGTGGTGCCCGTATTATCAGACACTCTGTTAATCGTATTCATCCACTTTTCAAAAGCAGAACGAATAGAAAAATCAGTATCGTTAATGACTGTAATAGTCCAACTATCAAAGGTTCTATCGCCAGCAATTTTAAGAATTCTTCCTCTAAAAGGAACTTCAATTGGGGCAACATTAGATGCTGGTAAGTTTGCTGCTTTTACTAAAAATCTAGCTTTGTTGAGAATGTCATTTAGACCTTCAATTTCAACCGCTCCAGGAAAAGATAATTCAACTTCAAATAGGTTAGAGCGAGCGCCACCACCAGTCAGTTTGCTCTTGAAGTCCGTAATTTTTTTCTTCGATGGTGGGTTTAATTGATTCTTGGTTGCCATAGTTTTGTACCTCTAAGTTAATTAAATTACGCCGATTACTTCTTCAAACGAAACACCAGTTCTAGTGGCGACAAAGGTTAGACCGATGAAGTTGATTGATCTGGATGGTTTGATATAAATGTCAGCAACAAATTCATTGTTGTCAATTACAGCAGCAGTATTGTTTGTTTGATCACAAACTACAACATAATCAAAAATACCACGCTTTGCCTGAACATCTCTTAAGAAAGGTTCGACAATATTTACAAAGTTTGTTCTCGTAACTTCATCATTAAATTCGAAGAGCTGATCTCTTGCTGCAGCAGAAATAGCATCCTCCAAGTAGATGAACAATCTACGAACATTAATTCTATCAAATGCTGATGCTTTTCCAAATCCTGTCTTATCACCAAAGAGAATAATTCCATCTCCAGGTGAGAAGATTACAGGGTTAATACGGTTAGAATAAAGTTTGTCTCTTTGTGCTTTGCTTGGATTGTATGCAAGTTTAACTGCATTTAAAATAGTTCCTCTGGAATTACCTGCAGGTGAGAACCAAGGGAAGTTATTAATATCATTTCTTGCACAGCAACCAGCAATATCACCATTTAATGGAATATATCTAAATGTATCATTGAATCTATCATACATGTACTTATATCCACTATCAAATACTCCATATGTGGAAGAAGTCACTGGTGCATAGAAACTAATAACATTATCTGTAATTGTTGAATCAGAATTAACTGTTACTGTTCCAACCGTACCATCATTTAAGAATGCTAATCTATAAGGTGAAATAAATGCGAGAGCATCTTTTCTAGTTTCTGCAACTGCGATAATCTTATTAGCAAGTGCCTGAGCAGTTTCTTTAGCATAGTTTGCCGAACCCATCAGTAGGAAATCGACAGTAAAATTCTCAGTATTTTCAAACAAGTCATATCCAGATGAAAGTTCACCTAAACTGGATGTCAATGCTCCACTG